TTTTCATCTTTGGGACCAAGTGCTGGCGTGCAAGCCTGCCATGACACAAGGAGAAAAAAGGACGCGGGTTGATAAAGCAATCGAGGAATACAGATTCTTGATGCGCAGACGGTGTCCTAAAAAGCTCGTCGTTAATATGCTGTGTGTAACATACGGCATCTGCCGGCGCACATGGTTCAACTGGTGGAGAAAAAGGTTGCACTAGATTTTGCCAAGGTGTCAGCCGTTTTTGTGCTAGACTAGTTGGGTAGCGGAAAAAACCGCAAGCCGCAAGCGGGATAAAAATGATGCGGGAGATCATTGAAAAGAAAAAAGGTCCTAGCATCAAAGATCGCAGTCAAGCCTCCCGAGCCACACGGCGCGGGGGGCTCTGTTTTTGCGCCCGGAACAAACCGAACCGATACTCGTCCCTCAAAAAAGAATGGACAGCGTCAGGCAGTAGGACGGGCGCATCGCTTAATCAAAGTAGGAGTAGGATATCTGGTGGATACTGGCCTGGGCGTTCCCAATTTCAGCCAGTACGAACGCCACTACGTTTTGGCCGTTATGAAGTGGCCCAAGCAGAGCGCGGCCGGACAATACGGACCCAAATTCAGAGTGTGGCTTGAGAGACTGCCATCATGAGCCTGATATTCCAGCCCCAGACCATACTAGAGCTGCGCAAGTGTCATATATACAGACGCGACCGTATACAGCAATTCAAACGAGGATAAACTTGTGGGATTTGGCGGCAGAGCAGGACCAGGAAGGCCAAGAAAATCACATGCCCAAATGCAGTTTGAAATCCGCTGTCGTGATGCTCTCTCCGCCTGGGGATTCGCTGCCATCGAGGAAATGGCGAAAGGGAACATCAAGACCGACAAGAAGTGGGCGCTTGAGATTATGCTTGACCGCGGCTTCGGAAAGCCCCCGCAAAACCTAGATGTCGAATCCAGAACGGGACCGATTGCTTCAGAGCCTGGAGAAATTGCGGATAGCATTGCCGACATTATCCGGCCCGAAGTTGGAGCAGGCGGCGGAGGCGGTGGAAGCGGCGGACCAAATACTCAACCGGGAGAGGATAAGGTGGTTTGTCCCGAACGGGGGACAGCAGAGGTTCCTCGATGAGATGGGGCGGCCGGGGGCTTTTATCGTGGTGAATGGATCGGGCAACGGAGGCGGCAAGACATACCTGCTCGTTGCTATCCTCGCCGCCCTGCAATGGCCCAAGATCGCCCCCCCGTGCTTCGGGGCCGACATCTTCCGCTATTGGCCCTACCCCAAAAGATTGCGCATTGTCTCCACGCCCAAAGAGGTCGAGGAGATCGGCAGTCTACAGACCACGATTGACCATCTATGGCCCAAGGGCCGCTATGATGCGGCCAAGCTCGGGCGGTCTTATCCCTGCCAGTATAGGAGCGATACCGGCTTTGTCACCGACCTGATGACCTATGAGCAGGACAAGAGCGAGTTTGCCGGCCCTAGCCTGGGCCTTGTTGCTTTTAACGAGCCGATGCCAAAAGATATCTGGGATGAGTGTTTGATGCGCCTGCGCTCCGGTGGCATTGCCATCGCCGCGATGACCAGTCTGCGCGATAACGTCTGGGTGGCTGATGGCCTGCTCAACAGGGCGGATGGCGACAAAATCCGCGTGGTCTTTAGCGACATCGAGGATAACTGCATCGAGCATGGCAAGTGTGGCACGCTGCCTCACGCCCAGATAGAGCGCATCCTGGGGCAATACGATCCTGACGATCGCGAGGCCCGCAAGACTGGGAAGCCCCTGTCTCTATCAGGGCGCATCTTTAAGCGGTTTGACCGCGCCATCCATGTCGCCAAGGCCGATATCCCCCCCAGGACCGAGGGTGTGACCCATTACATGGTGGTTGACCCAGCCATAGGCAAGCCGATGGCCTGTATTTGGGCTCAGGTTGACATTACAGGCACGATTGAGGTCTATGCAGAGCATCCGGCCGATATCGAGTTTCAGGGGGCTAGGGACTCAAATTTGACGGTTTCTGACTATGTTGCGCTAATCAAGCAGGTTGAGTTAGGCAGGACCGTGGCCAATCGCATCATAGACCGTCATTTTGCCAATGTCAGGCGCACCTTGGGCGGACCCACCCTCAAGCAAGAGTTTGCCGAGGTTGGTATGGACTTTGCCGATTCGTATAACATGGACCCCGCGGCGGAGGTCGAGACCGGCATCCTCAAGGTTAAGGAGTATCTCAAGCTTAACACGGACAAGCCTATCGACTCGCTCAACCGTCCCAAACTGATTATCTCGCCCCACTGTCGCAATACCATCGCCGCGCTGGAAAAATGGTCCCGTGATCCCAAGACGCTCAAGCCCAAGGACGACTACAAGGATTTTGCCGATTGCGTCAGATACCTCTGCATGGCCGAGCCAGAGCATGAGGTCAACAAATCTTGGCCGACCAATGTTCGGCGGCCCAACCATACGGTGGCATGACCATGATCGAATCAGATATTGTCCCGCAGCAAGCACTGGACTACCTCAACAGTATCCAGGTGGCCAAGAATGACGAGGCGGCCAGGTTGGGTCGCATCGGAGCAAGGTCAGAATTACTCGCCTGGTGCAATCAATGGTTCACTTCCGCGCAGACCTGGCGTAAACAGAGCTGGGAGGATGACTGGCTCAAGTGGCAGCGCAATGCTGATGGTCGTTATGACCCCGTGGCGGCCGCTAAGAAAAAAGATTGGCAGTCCAAGGTGTTTGTTGACCTCACCCCCAGCCATCGTGAGAACATCCATGCCGAGTTATTCCGCCTTATTGCGGGCTCTCGACCCATCATGGATGTCATCGCCAGGCCAGGTGGAGACCCAGACCAGGCGGACAACATCAAGGACTTGGTCATCCGTGAGATGGAGAAGTCCCGCTTTGAGGTAGAGTACAATAAAATCCTTGAGGACAAGGACACCTATGGCTCCGGCTTTTGCCGGCTGTGGTTCAAGGTCCAGATCGAGGACCGCATCGTCCGCGTCCCTATCACCGAGCCGCTGGACATAACCAGCATCGGGTCCATCCGTAGGCACATGGGCGGACAACCGATAATCCTGGGATACGAGTCGCAGAACCAGCCCAAGCTCATCTACCGCGGCGCATGCATCGAGCATGTGAGCATCTGGGACTTTTTCTGCGACCCCAAGGCGCTGCGGATTAAGGGCGCGACATGCCTCTACCGCAGCAAGATGACGCTCCAGCACATCTTAGACTCCGTAGCCCGCGGTGAGTACATGCCCGAGTCCGCCATGGAGATGCGGACCATGGCATCGGCGGAGACCGCGCCGGCCGACAAGGCCAGGCTACAAGCGGAGCGCGGCATTGCCGAATCTGCGCCCAGGCGCGAGGGCAACCAAGCATCCTGGGACGGGTACGAGTTGTTCGGCCGGCTGCCGCAGAAATGGGTCTATCCCCTGCTCACCGAGCCGGTCGAGGTGACTGATGCCGACAAATTAGTCCCGGCCCGTGTCATCTTCCACGGCAAAACCATATTCCGCGTCGAGATCAACGACGACTATGAGGGCGAGGCCCCGTTCCTCAAGGACGACTACTTTCCCGTCAATGGCCGATTCTACGGTCGCGGCATCCCCGAGATGTTGGATAACTCGCAAAAGGTCATCAATGAGGTGGTCAACCAGCGGCTGGATGAGGGCAACCTAGCATTGCAGCAAGGCATCGCCGTGCTGGAAAAGGCTCTCGTCAACCCGGAGGACCTGCTAGCCGGCGGCCCAGGACTCGTCGTCCGTCTTGATGCCAAGAAGCTCGGTCCCAATGGCGACATCCGCAACGCCATCATGCAGCTCCCCCGCCCCGATGTCCAGATCAATGCAGGGTTCAACGAGGTCCATGAGTGGGAGCGCATCGCCGCTGACCGGACGAGCGCCAACCGCGTCATTCAGGGCAGTCCCAGGTTATCAGATATCGGCACCAGGACGCTGGGCGGGATGCAACTACTCAAGAACCAGGCCGGCGAGAAATTCGCTTTCATCGCCATGCTCTCGGAGTTTACCTTTCTGAACGAGGTCTTCCGGGCGTATTGGAAGCTCATCTATAAAAACATCACCCCGCAGGACGTGGTTGATGCGCTTGGGCAGGAGAGGGCGTCCAAGTTCCAGTTGATGAGCCCCGAAGAAGTGGAGACAGCCTACCGCTACGAGCCCAAGGGTATCTTCGAGCGCGAGGCCAAGGCCACCAGGCAGGCACGACTAGCCGCCTTGCGTGAGCAGTTCGGCCAGGCTCCCTGGTTTGACCACCTCGCCAATTTCGAGATGCAGGCCAAGTCATTTGAGATGGACCCCAGCCAGCTCAAGGTCCCCGAGGCCGAGGCGATGGAGATCATGGCCAAGGCCAAGCAGATGGCCGAGCCGATGGCCAAGCAGATGTTGACCGATATCGTAGTGGGCCAGGCGGTCAAGGACATCGAGCATAACATGGGGCTAAAGGTGGCGGAGATGAGCAATGCCCCCGCTATCATGGGGATAGCCGCCGCGGGCAGCCAAGGAGATCAGCCCGAACAGCGGCCGCAACCGCCTACTCCGCCCCAGCCCCCGCAAGTGAGGCCAGGATGATAAACGCCAGTGAATCTAAGTGCGTCAACTGCCGATATTATCACCGCAACTGTTTCCATGGCATCGACCTATGCCTATCGGCCAAGCCCCGATCTATCGAGTTGGATGCCAGCAATGTGTTGACCCATTGCTCCGACTTTTTCGGGCGCGACATGACCGGAAGGGACAAGGCCAGAGCTGCGACCAAGGCAAAGGATAAGAAATGCAAAAGATAGACGAGGACCTGATAGCCCGCGGCAAGGCGCTCAACAATCTCAAAGAGGATGTTGGCTTTGCGGCCCTGACAGTCGAGCTTAATGACCGCATCAAGCATCATCGTGACCACCTGCTGGGCGAGTATGGCACTTCCATGCCGGACATAATCTACTACAACTTTTCTGCACACATGGCGCTGTCCAGCCTCAAGCAATGGATTTACGACGAGATAGAATCAGCAGGCAAGGAAATAATTAAGAAGCAACAGGCGGGGGAGGATAAGTGATAGAGCGCCTGATCTGCTTCGTGCGGGGCCATCACCGATGGCATAACCGCAAGCGCAATTTCCTAACCTGTGCCGTATGCGGAAAACTCGCACCCAAGGCGGCAATCCCGATAGGACCCGCCGCAGCAGGGGCAATCCCACAAGGACCCTCGGTAAACCAGATATCGACCCCGCATAGCGGGCAATCGGAGGAAAAGAAATGAGTGAGACATTAGCCGTGGTAGCAAGCGCAGGCGTACCCGTAGTGCAGATGGACCCAGGATCGCATGTTCCCGCCGCGTCCGTACCACCTGCCTTTTCGGGCAAGTGGGAGGACATGGCCAAGGACATGGCGGCGATAGCGCAAGAACAAGGTCAGCCCGCACAACCTGACGTACCAGCCGGTCTCCCACAGGCTGCGGCAACTGAGCCAGCGACAGTGCAGGAGCCAACACTAACGCCCGAATCGACCCAGCCAGCGGCAACCCCGCAGGCAGAGCCCAAGAAGGCCGCGGTGGAGATTCCGGAGAAGTTCAAAGGCCCAGACGGTGCTTTGGATCAGGAGAAGGTGCTGAAATCTTATTTCGAGGCAGAGAAGGGCCTGAAGCGCCTACAAAACCAGGCGCATCAGCAACCCCAGCCGGCCAATCAACCGGGAAACCAGCAGCAACAGCAAACCCCGGCAATCCCGGCGAATCTCACCCCGTTCGAACTTCAGGTCGCACAGGACATCTTCTCCGGCGGTGGTTTCACCGAGCAGCAAGCGGTATCCATTGCCCGCGTCCAGGTCAAACTAGCCGAGGCGAAACACCAGGCCGACATTGCGGCAACCTTTTCCAAGGTCCATCAGTTCGAGCAAACCCTTGAAGAACAGGCCCACAGGTCGGAGCTTGAGAA